TAATATTGCAATCGAACTTGCATGCCGTGGTAAACCATCAGGGTTAGCAACAACAGAAGCAGATATATGGGTTCATAACTTAATTAAGAATGATGAGCATATCTGCACACTGATGTTCAAGACCGATAAACTAAGAGAAATGATTATAGAAATGGCACCTAAAATTATAAATGGTGGTGATGACAATGCGTCAGTGTTATGTTTAGTTTCCATTAAGGCATTGATGAACCGAGTAATGTTATAAACTTATGGGGATTAGTGAGTTCTTCTCTAACGGGTCTGATGATAATCAAAAATCATTAGATTTCGAATCGTTCAAAAATAGAGAAATAAAAGCGAAACAGATATTCAAGATTAGAGAAATACCAAAACCAATTGCGTACAACTTTATATCCGAATACCACTACTTAGGAAAGGCAAAGTTCTTTGCTATGTTTTCATATGGACTATTCTACGATATGGAATTGGTTGGTGTCGCTACCTTTTCAAGTCCACAAGGTAATGTTGCTTTAAAGGGTTGGTTCGGTTTAGATAATACCGACACGAGTGTGCTTGAATTAAGTCGCTTGTGCTTATTACCTGAGTTAAATGGTACTAATGCAACATCATTCCTTTTAGGAAATAGTATGAAGTTATTGAAGCGTAACCACAGCATACGAGCAGTAATAACACTAGCAGATGATAGTAGGCATGTTGGTTCTATATACCAAGTATGTAATTTCATCTATTACGGACTATCAACCCCTAAAAGTGATTTCTTCAGAGCATCGGATGGTAAGGTGAATCCACGTGGTGAAACAAAAAACACACACGGTGCGTGGATTGCAAGAACTAGAAAGCACAGGTACTGCTATATACTAGATAAGAATTTAAAATGTTTATTGGATGTCGCTGATGAGTCCCCAAGCCTTGATAAAACATCGGTGTACTCATGTTGTAATGGTAAAGGCACAGTCACTGATAATCGTTTTAAAAAGACGTACGTGTGTCCCAAATGTTCATCTGAACCAAACACTAGAATGAATGAAATAGATGCTGATGGCAATATAGTGAAGTACGAAGAGGAAAATGCGATTAGAGATTGGTTTGGGTAAATTCACCGTTAGAGTTATTCATAAAAGCAAAGCGGGTCTATTCACACAACGATTGCATTATAGTCCAGTATTCCCAAGACTAACTAAGCATTATTTGGGCATCCATCTAAATGATGAATTAGTTGGGGTGCTTACATTGGGTTGGGGTACACAACCAAAAGGCACAATAAAGAAACTATTCCCATCACTCGATACCATTGACTATCTTGAAATTGGGAAAATGTGCATGACCGAGGAAATGCCAAGAAATTCAGAAACCCAAATGTTAAAAGAAGTAGTCAAATGGATTAAGAAAAACAGACCTGATGTTTCATTACTTTACACAATGGCTGATGGAATTATGGGAAAACCTGGATATGTGTACCAAGCATTCAATTTTTGGTACGGTGGTAGTTATTGGACAGACTCATTTATGACTAACACAGGTGAAAAGGTACATCCTAGGTCAATGAAGGGTGTTCTCAAAGACAATGCAGATTGGTTAAGAGAAACAACCGAATGGAATAAAGAAAAACTATTTTGGCCAACTGTTGATTACATCAATAAGATTGGCATGAGGCGAATCAAGGGTCTAATGTTCAGATATATGTACCCATTAAATAATAAAGGAAAACGGTTACTTAAAAATAACACAGAATGGCAATTGAACTCAGGTTATCCGAAGATAACAGATTTAAAATGGAAGGAACAAACTACCAACGGTTACGTAGAGATTGAGCAACCTGAATTCAACTTCGATAATGCTGTGATAAACAAGAAGAACATAGGACAATTTAAACAATACGAATCATTGGAGAAGTGGTTTGGTTGATTTATACAATGGTGATAGTTTAGATGTTTTAAAAACACTAACCAATGATTCAGTCAATACATGGATAACATCGCCACCATATGCAAAACAACGAGATTACGGTGGGGCAGAGTCCAATGATTATATATCGTGGATTTCACCGATGCTATCTGAGATAAAACGAACAATGTCACATGATGGTAGTTTCTTTTTCAATATCAAAGAGCACTGCCACAAAGGACAAAGGGATTTATACGTGTATAAATTAGTAATCCATATGGTAGAGGAATTAGGATTTAGATTCGTTGATGAATTTATATGGAATAAGACTAATCCATTCCCAACAGGTAGTAAAAAGCGATTGAAGGATGGATGGGAGAGAATATATCATTTCACTAAAACGAATGATTATAAATTCTTTCCAAATGAGTGTTTAATCAAATCAACGTCGAAGAATTTAGAACAAGAGAAGAAACGAAATAACATCGGAAGGAATCTTTCCACCAACGGCAGTGGTATGAATATGAGTAAGCGCATTTCAACCGACATGGTTAGACCATCTAATGTAATTACAGGAAGTTCGTCCAACTTAAATATAGAACACCCCGCAGTGTACCCAAGTTACTTACCTGAGTTTTTTATCAAGTTGACAACGGAAGTTGGTGATACAGTTGGTGACATGTTTATGGGTTCAGGAACAACAGGAATTATTGCCAAAGAATTAAATCGTAAATTTGTAGGGATTGAATTAAACAAAGAATACTTTGAATTAGCAACAGAGAGAATCAACAAACCATCAATATCAGATTGGTTCTCCCATTAAAAAAGCACCCCGTAGGGTGCTTTTTATTTAACTTTTTAAGTCTTACGAACCGTTGCTAATCTCACCTGTGTTCTTAATTCGAACAGGGATAAAGATAAATTCAACTGCTTTCACTGGTTCGATGGCGATATCAACGTATAACTCACTTCTGTCAATACGAGAAGGTGTGTTATTACTTGAATCACATACTACCAAGTAATCATATAACCCACGCTTAGCGATAAGGTCATTCATTATCTTCTCAATAGAACCTTTAAGTTCGTCACGAGTTAACTTATCATTAGGCTCAAATAAGAACTGCTTAGCGAGTGAATCAACCATCATTCTGATATATGATACTAACCTAACTACATTGATTCTATCAAGCGCTGAACCTGATTTAGTAGTTTTGTTGCCGTAGTTAACAAGTCCAGTACCTGGAATGAAAGTTAGTGGGTTAACACTATTCTCATATAAAGTATCTCGTGAACCTTGTCTAATTGCAGTTTGTGAGAATTCACCTTCTGAATCTAAAAACCCAATAGCACTGAGATTATCAATGTTACCACGTCTAGTGCCAGCAGGTGCTAACCATGGATATGATTGGTCATCACTTCTAATTATTGTCCTAAGCATCGCATGACTTGGTGGAACAACAATCGTCGTGCCACTTAAATCAGTTGTTTTTCCACTTGGGTAAAATACACCAAGATAATAATCATTAACATTAAGACCATCACCCGTTGCAAGTCCAGTTCCGCTATTATTAGTTGCCCAATTAATAAGGTCTGTTCCTGACTCTTTAAGTCTTAATGGTGAATCACCAACAATGAACGCTGTATTATTACGTTCGTTATTTAGTGCAACCATGTTAACCATTAACTCTGGGTACCCTGGAGTTGCCATTAGGTTAAATACACGTTGCTCTTCACGAATATCAGTGTTGGTATCGATTGCTGCTTTCATTGCTTTAATAACAATAGAACGCTGTGCTAATCTGCCCATATTCGCTTCGCCGTTGTCTTTAAGACCAGAAGCATTAACCCATGTACCTTTTTCGGTTGGTAATACACCAGTAAATGCCAATGCATTAAAGTAATTTAATTTAAATTCTTTAACTGTGTAACCACTGCGTCTAGTATTCCAAAGGATAGTTCCTGTTGGGTATAAACTACTCGCAGGTGCATCTAAATCCAAGTAATCACTTGTAAGTAATGTTTTAATTGTTGTAATTTCATCACTGATTGGGTCTGTAGTACCGTTCTCAGCCCATCTAGCATCTGCAAACAATACGCCATTCTCAGTGGATTGGTCTGTTGTATCTAATGAAACCCATTGCGCTATACTATCAACTGTTTGCCATCTGTGAATTAATGGGAAATTTTCTAAATCACTGGTATCAATCCAAATATCACCATGCACCAATGCGGATTTATCACTTTGTTGTATTGGTACAGATACTGAAACAATTGGACCATTTGGACTAGTTGCTGATAAATCAAAACCGCGAACATCATTAGTTACGTTTTGATAACCTTTCCAACCTGCTCCATCATGAATCATTAAATCGTACTCATCGATTGCACTGAAGTACCATTTAGTACCTTCAGATGGGTCTTGACCAGGAGCAATACTATTAGCACTGAAACCTGTTTTAGTAGCAAGAACTTCCCAATTACTAAGAACTAAATTCGTGTCATTACCTGCACGTACATTATCCAAAGTTGCAGTAATTCCTGCATCTGTCATTGGAGTACCACTTGTATCTTTAACTTCGATTACTCCGCCTTGCGCATGTGTAATTTTAATTGCACCTGTTGTAAGTACTGCCGCCGTTACATTGGTAGGAGCCAATGCTGTTAAATCAGAGACAAATGTTGTTGCTGTAATACCTGTCATTGTTACTGTTACAGGAGTGGTCATGTTATTCGAACCTTTGTCACTAGCACTAATCGTAAATGTTTCACCAATTACAAACGCGGGAGTGGTTAAAGAACCTGTAATCTCAGTAGCACCCGTTCCACTGCGTACCATTACTTTAATAGTCGCAGTATCATTATCACTAGAATCGTACGTTCCGTAAGTAGAACCTGTTGCGATTGTACTACCACCTGCGGTTGCATCTAATGTCTTATTTGCAGTCGCATCATCTTCGTATATCGGGGTTGATTGTGTTACCCATGATGCCAATGCTATGTCATATCTCTTAACTACTAAATTAGCACCTAAATTAACACTCGTTGTTTTAATCCAAATAGAACCAGTAGGACGACCAACAGTAGCACTAGTAAAATCTGTTGCTCTCCAAGATGGGTTTTGTGTATGTGAACTCTGTCTAAATGTTAATGTAGGATGTGTTCCGCCCATACCAGCACCAGTATTATCCGTGATAACCATAATTCTGTCGTACGCAACTCCATTTCCGGTACCAACACCTGTAGCGATAAATGTCTCACCAATGGTATTACTATTAGCACCAACTAACGTAAAGTCTGTTGTGCCAACTGTTTTAATCTCATATTCTCTGCCGATAATAAAATTAGTTCCGATAACCTCATTTGCAGACACTTTAGCAGCATCGGGGCTTGCATAAATCTCTAATTTATTACTAACAATTTGTGCTGTAATACCGGCAATTGCTTGTCCATTAATCGCGGTAACAACATCCGCTAATGTAGTACCTGCTGTCGTACATGCAGTTCCATTAATAGTAATATCTTGTGCAGTGAGAATAGTCAATGTACTTTCTGATGCACTAGTTACACATGCATGACTATCATACCAATCTAAATCTGCAGTGTTTGCTGTATTGCTATTATCGCCAACTTGAACCCATACGTTATTACGATTTTTGTAATAAACAGGACTACTGGCATTCAATGCATTTACTGCATAATCACCAATAGCGCCAACACTTGATAACGGTGCTCCACCTGCTACTCCACCAACTAAATCTCCAGTTGATGTAATAACTGTTGGTACTTTATTTGCGAATGCTTCAGTGGTTGAATTCCACTCAAAGATGCCCCATTGTGTTTCTGCTGTGTCCAACCAATAAGTTCCATCTGCTGATGCTCCTGCTGGTCGTACTGTCGTAGGTGTTAATTGTGCTAAATCAATATCTGCACGCTGAACGTATGCTCTGTTACTCGCTCCGAGAACTGAATATGCAGTTTGAAGTCCGTACTCATTCAATTCATAACCATGTATTGGTGTGCCGCCTGATGTCTTATAAAAGAACGGATTGCCAAATGTATTAACTAATTCACGCTGACTTGAAATTAAGTACGTATTTCCGATTGCTTTTGCTAAAGTTCCTGATGCAGAACCAGTGCCTGCTCCATTAATCTTGTTCTCAGCAGTTGCTATTAAAATGTATGGTACTGTTGCCGTTGATGCTGCGGGATATGCGCTTTCATCTACTATTGTTACCTCGACTCCTGGTGAAACTAATGCCATTGGGTTCTCCCTAATCTAATTATTATATTAAAACTATTTATTTGATTTGGGTAAATTTTGGTATTTAGAAGTACCTTTTTAACCTTTGTGTGTTTTATTAGTATTTATTATGTTAATTAATTAACATAATAAATACTTTTAGTCTTTTAATCTATTTTCAAATGCTATGCCATCACATTACACTTATATAATCATAAACAAAATATCCAAAAGAAAATACATCGGTATGCGAACATGCAAATATGAACCAAAAAATGATAATTATTGGGGGTCTAGTCAGCCATTGACAGAAGATATAGGAAAACTAGGAATCAACCAATTTAAAAAAAGAATTCTTAAAACATGGAACACAAGAAGTCAAGCAAGTAAGCACGAACGTTCGATACTTAAAAAATATGGTTCAGAAAAAACATTCTATAATATCAGAGGATACTTATCGGATGCAAGACAAGCAGAGATAGCAGTCGAAAAGGAACAATTAACAGAATTGAAACTGGAAAAGGAACAATTAACAGAATTGAAACTGGAAAAGGAACAATTAATCAAAGATATAAAAAAACTAGAAAAGGAACAATTAACAGAATTGAAACTGGAAAAGGAACAATTAATCAAAGATATAAAAAAACTAGAAAAAGTTAGTTTAGGTAGAAAACCAGAAGGACAAAAAGAACGAACAATTTGCAGTTGTGGGGAAAGACCTGTTGCAATCAATTATAAAAAAGATGGCATCACTCATTATCGGGCTGTATGCAGTACATGTTCGAAGAAAAGGAAGACATCCTCAAAAAATAAAAACTTCAAAGGTTACATAAAGAAACAGATATGTGAGAAGTGTGGGTTCAAAGCAACGTACCCAGAACAATTAGATGTATATGTTATTAATAATAACCCACTGATGGTTATGAATCTAAAAACCGTGTGTTTAAATTGTGAAACAGAGTTGCAACATACTAAGAATTGGCCACAAGGGGATTTAATCGCGGATTACTAACCTATCTTTGTAATCTTTAATCTTTTAATCGTGTCTTGTAAGATATCAATCTGATTTACACAATCTTCTAACGCATGGTGACTATTTCCTAATTTTTTCGTTGGATTCATTTTAATTATAGTTCTACAATCAAGTATATCCCAAAATTTCCATGGGTGCGAATACCCATAATCTTTGTACGCATCTTCTAGAATGGGGATATCAAAGCCAACACC